TTTCATTTCTTCAAGGTCTTTAAAACACTCTAATAGGTTTTTACCTTTGAAAAATTCTGGTGATAAATTCATTCTCCTAATACACTCGTGTTTAATAGGAGATAAATCTCTTAGGTTTATTCTTTCAGTTTCTTGCATAAAAGATACTGAACCACCATTAAATTTTGCTTTTTGCAAAAGTTTAATAATGTGGATTTGTCTAGCTTTTTGTTTTTCTGTTTGCATATAATTTTTATTGAAAAGGCAATTAGTTATTTTTATTCTTCTAATAGGCTATAAAGATAGTCTATTTCTTGCTCTACAGATTGTATTTCATATAGAGAGGTATTTGGGTTTTTAAGAATGTTGTTTAAAAACACTTCTAATCTGTTAATCTTCTTCAAGATTCTAAGCTTTTCAAGGTTTGTAATTTTGTTCATAAGGCTATATATTTTATTGAATGTAGTTATTTTTTAGGTTTTTGAAATAGGTGTTTTGTGGGTTAGGTTTTTGATTTTCAACCCTTTAGCTAAATTTTTTAAAGTAAAACTTTAATCATTTCAGAGCTAATTTCAACACAATTTTTTACACACTATCTGGCTAAATGAGTAAAAATAAATTAAAATAGAGCAGTGTAAAACTGCTCTATTTAATTATACTAAAACTCTTGAGGCTCTCCAACTGGTTCATTAGTATTAACTACTGCACCATTTTTTCTAGCTTCAGCTAATGCTCTTAATTGAGTAGCATCAACAATTTTATCTTCCATTTTACCAGAAGCATCATACACATTACGTGTATAAACAAGTCTTCCTTGTTCATCAGTAAATGGAATAGTCCATTGTTGTTTTTCATCTTGTTTCATCTTTGGTTGTTGTCCCTCAAAGAATGGTGTATAAGATGTAAGAGTTACTACTTGTCCTGGCAATTCTTGATTCTCTTGGTATTTACCAATAAAATCTTTTGTATCACCATTAATGTATGCAATTCTCTTGTGTTCACGAGCAAAAGTTCCCATAAATATTTCATCATAGTAATACTCTACTCTAGTTTCCATTACAGCTATTTGTGCTTTTTCTGGATTTTTTTCACTAATTGATACAATTGCATTGTTTCTGTTTGTTTGTTTAATTACAGTTACCATAGTTTTTGAGATTTTTTAAATAAGTTATTAATAAAGTTATGTATAAGATTATTGATATTAAGTCCATAACATACTAACTTAATATCAAAAAAGAGTGAAAGGTTAAAATGTGGTGTAAATATAAAAATAAAGATATATACTATATAGGTGTAATGAACTACTGAGTCATCTTACTAAACACACCTATATAGTATATAGTTATTACTTTTAATCTAGCATATAATATATATATCATAATATATACTCTCTATTTGTTCTTGTAATACAATAGCAGTATTTTTATCACTTATTTTATCTTCTAAACTACTTATGTAATTTATTAAAGATAATAATCCCTCTTGTAAAGATTCCATATTATCTTTTGATATATTAAATATTCCTCCCTCATCAAATTCTTGATTTACTAGTTCTGAATATTTAATAATTTTATCAAACAAATTATCTTTGTCTAAATTAAGTAGTATTCCTATACTTAATGCTTCACTTTTCTTTAGAGATTCTATTAATACTTTTGGTGCTAATAGAATCTCATTTATTTCTTCTCTAAACATAGATTAAAACTTTTTGTAAATTATTATTTCTCTGTGGTAATATACTTCTTATATAAATTACCTTTCTTACTAGTAACTATAATAAATAATTTACCTTTTTCAGTAATATATACTGGATATTCTTTACCTTGATAAATTGCTTTATCTTTAGTTTCCTTAGATTTACCAATAATAGATTGCTCTGTTTTTTCTTCTTTTGGTTTATCTAAATTGTAAACTTGTTGGGAGTAACTTAATCCTGCAACCAACAATAATAATAGTGTTAATAGATTTTTCATTTTATTTAATTATTTATTCAAAAAAGAGTGATAGGTTTATATTTGGTAGGTAATTAATTAAATTGGAAATTACTGTCCATAGTGTTGTATACCATAATTAAGTTAGTTTAGTGGCGGTGCTTCGCACCGCTAGTAAAAACTAAAGTAATTATTATATACTAGACTAAGGAGTAATTTCCAACTAATTATAACTAGTTTATAACTAATTATAAATTAATAGGGGTCAGAAACCCCTATTAATTACAAATTATTGAATAGACAACTTCTTTCTCTAAGAACATTGGTACTAATTTATTAGTCTCTTTAGACTTAATAAAGTAACAATATAAATTTTCAGGAGTTTCATAAATCTCTGCTTTATTATAATATAAAGCACCAGTTTCTCTAATATACATATTATCTATTTGTCCATTAGGGTCTTTAATAGATAATATAAAGAAACCATCAGAATCTTTATGAGTTGTATAAACTAATAGTTTATTATTAGGTGTACTAATATAAGTATAGTGTTGTAAATACACTATTTTACCTAATAGGAATAATGATAGTATTACTAATGTAATGATGATGTAATTTTTGTATGACATATTTATTTAATTTTAGTTATTCAATTATGAGTGAAAAGTTTATTTGTTGTAGTTATTTGGTAATTTGGTGAATAAAATGAGGATTAAAAAAATTGTTTGGTGATTAAAAAATTTGGCTTTTTTGGGGTTTTCAACCCCAAAAAAGCTCTTTATTAAACACTAATTAATATTACTATTAACTAATTTTTTACCTTTATAGGGTAATTTAATTCTATATTCTTTATAGTATTTACCACTAGTATAATACTTATAGACATAATAAGTACTAAATATAGTATATAATACTACAAATATACCAAATGTTATTCTCTCATTAATGTTGAGATTACTTGGTGCAAATACTAAATATGTATTAAATAATACATAAATGTAAGAAGCTAAAATGTACATTTTTAATTTCATTGTATTTATTATTTATTAGTTATTTATCAAATATGAGTGAAAGGTTTACATAGATATAAAATATACATTATATACTATATAAGTGTACAGATAGAAACTAAAGTAAGATTAAAATTGAATTAAAGTTAAGTTGAGTTAGACTGTACCAAGAGAAGTTAGATAGTACCCATAGATAAACTAAAGATATAATTTTTCCTGCAGAGAAATTTTCTTTTACTTAATTTAGGTAGGGGGAGTTTCTTTTCTCAAAAAAGAGTGGGGGGTTAGTTTAGGATACTCCACGAACTTACATTTAAAAGTAAAAACCTATAAAAATTTAAAAAATTTATTTTTTTTTAACTAGTAGGGGGTTCATTTTTATTTCATTAATACTCATTGATTTTTTATTATACCAAAAAATTTCTAAAAAATTTTTTCTAAAAATTTTGCCATGTAATTTTTTATTTATAATTTTGCACTTGGAATAATGACACTGCAACAAAGTCATTTCAGGCTGTACATTAATAGAGATATGTAAGGTGCTGCTTAAATGGGAGTTTAGTCTTAGATGTAATATATTGTTGAGGCTGTTTTAAAAAAGATGATAACTTTATAGGTTATACAACAATATTTCTAAGAGGATTGATACCATAGTTCCAAAAAGATATATAATGAAAGCCTATGCTGCTAAACCCAGTTGTGAGGATTGTATGAAACACCCCCATACAAGTGCAAAACAAAACCAGTGTGAATCCCACTCTATAATTCATTCATCAGTAAAATCCCTTAAAAGGACTAAAATAGAGGAGACAAGGCAAGTATGATTAAGGTTATACTGAAGTCAGGACACGAGGAAAGTAAGGCAAAGGGATAATAGAATTAGCAGTAATTTATAAGACTACCTATCTTGGGGCTACATAATAGGAATAATAGAATCTTATAAATTTGGTCAGTATGCACTGTAGCTAAAAAAAATAGTGCTTGTAACATGTAGAGTATAAGTTATATGTCAAATAAGAGCTGTATAATAAAAAGACAGTTAATAAGTTTTTTAGTAACCTTAAAGGTAAGGTTGTTTTAGTAAGTAAGGGTTATTAGAGATGGTCTCAAAGATAACTAATAAAACTTTCTAAGATTTAATTAGTTCAGTTTGAAATCTAAAAGGGAAGATAAAAACTGAATTTAAAATTAAACAAATTACGAGTTAATATGTTAGTAGGAATTAGCTCTCCTGCTCTTAGGTTAAGCCCCTATGGAGGACTTTTTACACCCCTTTGGGAACTAAAAAGAAAAACAAAAAAATAAAAGTTTTAAATAACTTAGTGTAAAAAGCAGATAGTTTTCTATCTGCTTTTTTGTTATGTTAAAAATAATTTATATTTTTGCAATATGAAAACACTTAAACAAATAGTAAGAATAGTAAGATTTGATATTGATTTTAACAATGAAGAATCTGATATAGATTTTAGAAAAGATAATAGTGTGATGTTAAGATATGCTTTATACAAATATTACAAAGATAAAACATTTACATTATATTTTTTAAATACTATTGTACCTTTATACAGATTTAAAAAAATTAGAATGTTTTTAGATGAAAATTCTGATTTAGATAAATTTGAAAAAAGAGAGGTTTTAGATTTGTATAATGAATATATCAAATATAAAATTAGTAGATATGAAAATAATAAGTAAATCCATTAGTCTTGATAGCTATAATTATCACAAGAAACATTTGTATATTATTAATCCTATGTTACCTATACAAATGACAGATAAAGAGATAGAAGTTTTATCTGCTTTTATGTCATTATCAGGTGATTTAGCTAATGAACCTTTTTCTACTACTGGTAGAAAAATAGTTAAAGAAAAATTATCTTTATCTTTAGGTGGTTTAGGTAATTACTTGAGAAGTTTAAAAAGTAAAGGTTTTATATTAGGTGAAGATAAGTTGTATATATTACCTTTGTTAATACCAGAACATAATGTTCAGATTTATAATTTTAGATTGATTAAAAATGAATAAAGATATACAAGATTATTATAAACAGGTAAAAGATAAATATCCTGATATATCTTTAAAGCAATTTGCTGATATTTGTAACTCACCTTTTAAGTTAGTAAAAGAAGTTATGAATAACAACAATTTAAAAGATATTAGATTACAATATTTAGGTTCTTTTAAGGTAAGTTCTTTTAGGATTAATAAAGTAGTTAAAAGTTTTACCAATAGATTAGATAAAGGTAAAATAACTGAAAATAAGTTTAAAGAAAAAACTGGTATTTATAATGAGTATATTGAAATCAAAAATAAATCTAAAGAACATTAAAGCTTTTTTTCAAGGAAATTTTAGATACAATTTGTATTACTCTAAACAACTAATAGGTATTAGTTTAAGAGGTTTTATTAAATCTTACATTAGAGAACAAATTGAAACTAGAGTTAATTCTATGGATAAGCAATGTTATAATGAGGGACAATGTAAAATATGTCAATGTCAAACAATTCAATTACAATTTGCTGATAAAGCTTGTGATAAACCTTGTTATCCATATATGCTTACTAAGTTACAATGGGAATTATTAAAACAAGGTAGAAAAATTTGGGATAAACATACTCATAAATATTGGATATTAAAACAAGATAAATTTAAAATATATAAAGGTGATGAGTAAATTTAAAGAGAGTCTTATAGATTTAGGTGAAGTTAAAGAAAGAGAATATATTAATGTTGAATTTGAATCAACAGATGATATATCAGAAGATATTAATTTCTATACTGGTTATTGTGGTGGTTGCATAGATATTGAAAAATATGAAAATAATAAACTATATGTTAAACTGTATACTGGTATAATACCTTTACATCTAGAGATAAATAGACACGAGATTTATAAGAGTTTAGATGTAGTATATAAAGATGAAACATCTGAATCATTAACTATTAAAGCAACAATAATAAAATGAAAAGTTACACAGATAAACAATTATTAGATAAAGTAAAGTCTTTATCTTCTTTTAAACAAATTCCTAATGATTATTGGTTATTGGGGGTACAATCACAAGAAGATAAATTTAATGAATTTGATGATAAATTTTATCTTTTTAAAGGTGAAAAATTTATTATGGTAACCACTGGTACAACTAATGCTGGTCTTACTGGTTTAAAGAATTATAATACTTACAATTCAGAAGGTTGTGCTGTAATTAAAACTAATGAGTGGTATTATTCTTTATGGTCTCCTGGATTACATAGAGGTAAGATGAGAGCATTGAGACAAGCTACTCCTATTAAATTTTATAGAGATTGGAATAAAAATGATAAAGTTGAGGAAATTGGAAAATTAAGAGAAGGAATTATAGGTATTAATTTTCATACAGCAACTTATCAACCTGGAAATATAATCACAAGATTGATTGGTGGTTGGTCTACTGGTTGTCAAGTATGTAACAATACTTCTGATTATTATAAAATTTTAGATTTTATTGGTAATCAAAAATATGTATCGTATTGTTTATTAAAAGAGTTTTAATTATGATTTATATAAGTAAAGGTGAAATAGTTATTGCTCCTAAAGTAAAACCAGAAGATATTAATAGGTTTGATACTAATAAGAAATCACCTATTAATAATAAAAAATCTAAAAGTAATGGCTTATTTATTTATACTAGAAAATAACATAGCTAAACCAAATCCTGAGACTTTACTAATATCTCCTTTTAGAGATATATGGGAGAGAGATACTTCTCCAGATAAGTCTAAGGCTATTAAAGAATTTAGTTTTATAGAATTAATGTCATCTAAAAGAAAAACTAATCCTTATGCTGGTTATTCTGATGAGCAAAGATTTTATAAATTAAGGGAAACTTTAAAATTTCCATCTGATTGGAAACCCGATACTCTTATAGAACAATGTTTAGCTAAAATAGAGGAATTTCAAACTGAGGGTTCATTTAACTATATGATGTATAAACAATCATTAGATACTGTTATGAAGACAAGAGAATATCTAATAGGTATAGATTTAAATGAAAGAACTAAGTCTGGAATGCCAGTTTATAAACCAGCTGATGTTTATTCTGCTGTTGAAAAAGTTGAGAAGATTATGACCTCTTTAAATACATTAAAGGAAAAAGTAGAGCAAGAACTATTTGATACTTCAAGAACAAGAGGTAATAAATCTATTAATCCATTAGAGAATTAATATGATTAGGGATAGTAAAGGTAAGTGGTTAGATAGTTCTGTATTTAGACAGGAAGCTATAAGATTTATGGAGAAAGGCTATTATACTGAAGCTCCTTATGGTACTCCTGAATGGTTAGATTATTGGAAAGAACAATTAAGAAGATGTATTGAAGGTTATGAAGTTGAAGGTCAAAAAATAACAGGACATCATTATTGCTATTTAAACTTTGCTCAAATTGAAAGAGTTGAATATGGAGAAGATGATGAAGATGAAGATGAAGCATTGGCTAATAAAATAACATCTTTTCCTGACTTTTGGGATGGAGATTATAATTTCTTTTGGTCTTTAGAAATAGCTAGAAATGGTATATGTTCTAAACACACACAAGTACCAAGTACAGATAAAGAAAAATCTAAATGGACAGAACTAAATAAAAAATTAAAAAAACTACCTAAAGATAGTGAAGAATACAATAAAACAAAAAGTCAAAGAGATAAAATATCTCAAGATGTATTAGACAGATTAGGTTTATTTGTAAAACCACACCTTGATTATCTTAATGGTGGTTATCACTTTATAGTAGGTAAAGCACGTAGAAAAGGTTACTCTTTTAAAAATGGTATTATTATAGCTAATTTGTATAATACTGTAAGAAATAAACTAACTCTTATTGGTGCTTATGAAAAGAAGTTTATTGAACAAACAATGGAAAAAACTCTTGGTTTTTTAAACTTCTTTAATGAACATACTGGTTTTTCTAAAAATAGATTAATAGATAAAAAAGATTTTATTAAATCTGGTTATGTAGAAGAGATTAATGGTGTTAATGTTGAGAAAGGTTATAAGTCTGTTATAGATGCTAAAAGAACTTTTAAAGATAATGCTGATGCTATGCGTGGTGTTGATGCTTTATTTATTCTTTTAGAAGAAGCAGGTGCTTTTGATAACTTGGCACAATCTTATAATGCTATTGTACCTTCACTTACTGCTGGTAGTAAAATTACAGGTCAGATATGTATTATTGGTACATCAGGAGATATGGAAAAAGGTACTGTAGATTATGCTGATATGTTCTATAATCCACTTGCTTATAGTTTAATGCCTTTTGTTAATATATGGGATGATAATGCTGAAAATACTGTTTGTGGTTTCTTCCACCCAGTTGTTTGGAATATGGAAGGATTCTATGATAAACAAGGTAATTCAGATATTAAAAAAGCTTTAGAATGGGAAAATGCAAGAAGAAAAAGATTATTAGAAAACTCTTCTAGTTCAATACTTCTTCATAGACATATGCAAGAGTTTCCTGTATGTCCTGCTGAAGCTTTCTCAATGGCTTCTCATAGTGAAATTGTTTGTATAGAAGAATTAAGGAATAGACTTAATAAAATACAAGCTAAATCATTACATATTAAGAAAGGTATACCAGTTACTTTAGTTTATAATCAAGATAAAACAAAAGTTATAGCTAAGCCAGATTTAAATAATGTACTTAATCCAATATACAATTATAAACCTAAAACTAATGATTTAAATGGTGCTGTAGTTATATATGAATTTCCTAGTGAAAATGTACCACAGAATTTTTATAAGATAGGTTATGACCCTTATAGACAAAATAATGGTACTTCTCTATCTGCTATAACTGTATTTAAAGGACATTGGAGAGGAGAAAAAACTAAATATAAAATTGTTGCTGAATATTATGGAAGACCACAAAATTCAGATATGGTTAATGAAATAGCATTAAAATTAGCTATGCTTTATAATACACAAGTTATGGTAGAAAATGAAGTAACTCACCCAATAACTTATTTTGAAAGAAAGAAAGCATTAAAATATTTAGCAGCACAACCAGATAGAGCCATATCAAACTCTATACAATCATCTAAGGTTGATAGAAAATATGGTTGTCATATGACAGATAAGATAAAAGAGGATTGTATTAAATATACTAATGATTGGCTACTTAATGGTTATGAAGATGACTTTGGTAATACTTTATCTGTAATAGATGAAATAGATTGTCCAGGATTTATAGAAGAACTATTAATGTATAATAGAAAAGGTAATTTTGATAGAGTGTCTTCTTTCTTTATGTGTATGATGCAATTACAAGAACAAGAATTAGAAAAAGAATACTCTTCTTCTGTAAGTAGATTAGAAGAAGTTATAAGTTATTTAAATAGTTTAAATGGTAGGAGGTAGATTAACAAGAAAACAAAAGGAATCTAATGATTATCAGTGGTACAAAGATAACATAAATAATTTTTGTAGTAGAACTGAAAATTATATATTTGATTTCTTAGAAGATGAAACCTTTGTAGGTAATGATAAACATAGGATGAAATCTAATTATGACCTTTTTAATAATAAGGTTAATATGAAAGATTTTGAATCTATGTGTTATCCATTTGGTAAAGATTCTGGTAAGCCAAAAGCTAATTTTACTCATAAAGATATTGTATCTGGTAAAATTAAAGCACTTATTGGAATGGAGATGAGAAGACCTTTTTCTTTTAAAGTATTAGCTACTAATCCAGAAGCTACTACTAGGAAAGAGCAAGAGGAATTTAATCAAATAAGAGATTTTGTTATACAAGAA